GGTAGCATTGCGGGTATCTTCTATAAGTTTCAGGCGGGCTTCGTAGGCTTTCTTGGCGGCATCGAGTTCTTCCTGGGTGGGGCCGGAAGGCGGAAGTGCGGGAGTTAAAAGGGCGAATCCCCTACCGGCGCCAGATGGTTTCCCCGCTGCTCCTTCCCCGAACAATCCTGTTTGCTTCGCCAGCGCAGCCATCCCCGCAGCCGCCATTTCGGCTTCGCGTCTTGCCTTCCACGCAGCAACACCGAGCTTGTCGAGCATATCTATTGATAGTGTCAGAGCTGTGATAAATACCCCTACCGGAGTAGAGCCAAATAACAATCTTCCAAGTATTCCGTATGTTACTGGGCCTCCAACTCCTTCGGGGATTAGATCGATTAGTGACTGAATCCCGACCTTTATTTGTTCAAGCCGTCTCACGAACTGATGTAGAGAGCTATCTTCGTTTCTCAGCCAATCCGCAAACTCTCGACCCGCCTTGGTCATATCTTCATAAATACCAGAAAATAATCTCCTTTGAATAATATTCCATGATGTTTCAAGAGACGAGGACACCGCCTCCCACGTCATACTAATATCCCCCGAGGCTGCAATAATACCCGAAAGATAAGGCATCATTCGTTCAAGGGTGTCTCCGTGCTTATTCCCTTCGGCAATGAGCCCCTTAAGCCCGTCCCTGTACTCTCCCTGCTTTCTTATCAACCCGTCCATCATTAAAGCGACTTGGTTCCCGGCCCTTACTTGTCCGGTAAACAAAGCCCTGATTTCCTGTGCAGCCTGCCTCTCTTTGTCTTGTCCCTGTGTAAAGAGGGCGACAGCGTTGGATAAAGCTGTAAAGGCTTCTAACTGCTTTTTGTTATTAACATCAAGAATCGTCCCTTGTAGGGTCATCGCTGTGTTCATTCTTTGGATCTGTGAAAGATTGGCGAATGAACTCGCGTCGATCTGCATCAATACCGGGACAAGGGCTTTTGCATAAAGAAGATTATTTTTATAGTTTTCAACTATATCCCCCGTAGTCCCCTGCATTGTAGTTATCTGCGCCGCCACCCCGATAACGGATATTTTCATATTATCAATAGCTTTGACACCGCCCATAATGGTATCGGTTATGGTGCGAATCACATTGCTGATAACATAGTAAGCCGCATAGAATCTAAGAATCGCCCGCATCATGGATGCCATCGACATATCATGCTGACCAACCATCTCTTTATTTAGTTCTTTTAACTTGGCATTCTTGGCTCTTTCGATGTTCACAAGGTCTTGAGCCGTGGCCGCACCAGAGCCTTTGATGGTATCGTAGGAAGCAATTACGGCAGCTTTTTGAGCATTAATAGCAGCGACTGATCTGATTCCCATCGCTTCATAGAGAGGGTTTCGGGCCATCTCCATGTTTAGGGAGTTGATTTTAGCGACCATTGCGGCTTGAGCGCGGACTTGTTCGGAAGCGGAGGTGTTGGCAGCGGCGGTTATGCGTTGATAAGACGCAATAGCCTTATTGGCCATCAACGTATAGATTTGGTCAGTCTTTACGCCGAGATTTTGGAAGCTCTTCGTAAGACCGGCCTCTCCCTCTACGCCAATAGCCTTAATGTCGGCAAGGAGTTTCTGCTGCTGCCTCTCCATCTTCGTCGAATCTAATTTTACTTCAACAAAGACCGTGCCTAAGCGTTCGTCAGCCATAATCTATCCCTTTGCGATTTTACTCACAATAGACCCCTTGATTGCATGAAAGGGAGCCTGCAAAAAGTGAATCGGGCGGTGAAACTTCCCACTCTTGTCGGTATATCCGGTCTTTTCAACCATAAGCGCATAATATACTTTGAAGTTCCCCGCGTATCCGCGAACGGAGCCACTACCCGGTTTATTCACGCGCCTAATGGTGTTTTGTAGCTGGGCGGGGAATCGCCCCATCCACCGCTTCTCTGTGTCGAATTGAACCAATTCTCCCTTATTCTTCCCCGTCTTCGGGATAAATGAAACATGCGCCTTACTGAACTTCCCTTCGCGGAATATAGGGGGGTCGTGCTTAAACGATGATCGACAGATTTGCTTGGCCTTACCCACAACCTCATCCATCACGTTATTGGCCCCGTTCTCGGCCTTTTCGAGATACGCCCCAAGGATTCCCTTGCTATTCCAACCCTCGATTCTCATTACGCTGCCTCGTGGAATTCCATAATCCTGTTGGCAACATCACCAATGTTTTTAAGATCGTGTTCCCATATAACAAGCGTCTCAAACCCAAACGGAGAAAAGACATCCACTCGATCTTGCGGATTCTCGCCTTCGTGCCAGTACGAACCAAAAAGTTCAATGCACTTCTTTTGTCCGTTGCAATTCACGAAGTCGGGGTTCTTCCCGTTAATCATAAAACTAAAGTCTCCGGTGTATTTCCATTCCCCCGGATACATTTCGTCCAATAATCGCATCACAAGCATCTCCGGCTTGTTTGGCTTCGCCTGCCACGCCTTGCCCATTTTTTCACAGTGCGCTTGGTCGAGAAAAAGATTCCTGTGGGCGTCCGCTATCCTGTTTTTATGTTCTGCACTAAGCGCCCTCCCCTTTCCAGCGATACTTAATTTCTTGCGGTGTTCCTCGCTGAGCGCCACCCCCTTATGGGCATCGCCTATTTTCTTGCGTGTTTCTGGACCATTCACCCTTCCAATAGCCGCCCTGCCCATTTTCTTTTTCGTCTCTTCTGTATGTCTGTGGCCGACATTGATTGTGTTCCCTTTTTTGAAAGCAGTTCCCGGCGATGTTTGTCTGCCCGCCAGAGCACTCCTTATTTTTGCCCTATGTTCTTCCGTAAAAGGTATGCCCATCTTTGCCGCGCTTAACTTCTTGCGCGTTTCCTCGGACGGGTGCGTTCCGGCCATGGGGTTATTGACACGGGACGAATGCCCATGCAGAAATCGCCTCGGTTCCCCCTTTGCCCAGCCATATTTATTGCAGGTATTGGCAGATATCTTCGTCTCTTGTCCACACCCGCATTCGCACAATTTCCTCATCCCTCACTATCCCTCTTCCGCTTCTGTGATTCATGCCATGCTCTGCATATCTTCTGAAAGGTTCCCCATTCGTCTTTAATCCCGCCCGGAAACTTCTCAATCGCCTTCCAGAGAGCTAAGTGATTTAAATCTATTTCAATGTCTTGCTCCCCGTTCCACAATCTTAGCGTTTGGCCCCGGACCAACATAAATATCCGGGCGGCATCCTCATTTTCCCTCACCAGTTCCACCCGGCAGGATTCGCCTAATTCACAGATAGGCGTGGTCGGGGGTGTCCTTTCTGAGTGCATCGTTCGGCATTGGTCGCACCTCGTCAGCACTCTGCCGTCATCAAGGGTTATCGCGGATCGAGATTCTAAGTCTGCGAATTCGATCCACTCGCCAAGTTTTTTTCAAATTCCTCTTTTTGCTTGACGCCGTAAGAACTTAAAAGTTGCTGGCATCTGGCAAAGAACCGGTCGAAAACGGGGACTTTCATTAAAGCCAACTTGTTCTCTCTGGTACAGGTGATCACTTGTCCGTCTTTGGCGTCCTTAAATCCCTCAATTCCGGTGATAGCGAAGTCAAAAGCGTCATCTCTTTCGGCTCTCGCCTCTTCGATCGTCAGTTCGGCATAGTAAGCAATCCTCTCCATGACGCGAGATTTTGGATTAAGCACATGCTCCGTCTGCCGTTTTCGTTTCGCAATCCTCTCCTCAAAGAAGGGCGTCATGGAACGAACTTGTACTCTGGCGTCTGAAACCGGATCGTCAAACACCGGCTCGCCGGTCAAGGGGTCTATTTTGGAGTTCTGGAATGGAAACCATTCTCCTTCGGTAGTTGACAAATCTATAAACATTTTAAAGCCTTTCCGACCAATCAAGGTCTGTAAAAAATGGGGACTCCGGGGAAAGCCTTCATCCCCATTCATTTATGTTAAATACATGAACGCCCCAGAAACCTTGCCCTCAAATGAGGTCTTGGCGGTGCCGTTTCTGTCCGCATCCACCTTCCCTGCCGAGGTCAGGAGAACATGTCCCGAAGTCCCGACATGCAGATAAGAAGTGGAGTTGATCCAGAACAGAAGCCCCGATGATGCAGCCGTTCCGGTCCATTTCGTTCCGCCGGATGCTTCAATCGCAGTCCTCAGCTGGTTCTGCTCGGGATCGGTCGGGTCGTAGGACACATCCGTAAGAGAAATCGTCCCGCCGTCCGCTGAAGCAAACTCATAGATATCCACATCGACACCAAATTCCGAAACGTCAACTGTTTTCCTCGTCACGCCGGAAATTGAGTATTTCCCGGCACCGAGGATCTTGCTCGTCAATCCGAGCGTCACCTTGGCAAAACTGCCGCTTAAAGTCGTCGCTCTCCCCGTTGCTGATCCCATGATAACTACCTCCTTGTTTTGGGGGCAATAAAAAAGCCCCGTAAAAATTGATTTCTCAATCTCAACGGGGCCTTGCGGCGCGGTTGACCTGTCAGACCGTGCGTCTTGCGAGGGACGACCTGATCACTATGTAATGCTATTCTACTTCTCTTTCAATAAATCCTCTAAAAGTTTCACGATCATTTTCAAACCCCTGAGAATCGCTTGACAAATTCTTTTACTGTCTTCATTCAGCATGGTCGATCCTCAGGGCTTCCTTGGCCGCCTGGGCTGATTTACAGGCCCGATAGAGTCTGTTTGTGGCCGTGTTGACGATTAAATTCGCCAAATGTCCCGCCGGAACAGAGGTATCCACGTATAACTTGTAACCCAAATCCTTCAAGTCCTGGAACAGGGCTATATCCTCCCCAATCGGGGCAGAACCTACTGGTACGGGCTTGTCGCTTCTGTACCAAGGGTAGGGGAGTTTCTTGAACACCTCCATGTCGAACATCGTACACCCACCGCCCATCGCATCCACTTCTACCAAAGAATTGGGCTCCCATTCGTCAATCGAAACGTAACCATTGGTCATTTCGTCAATCTCGACTAACTTCAACATTAAACTATCAAACGGAACATATCTCCTGTGGACCAAGGCTCCAACCACGGGAAGGTTATGAGAAAGTAACTTCGTAACCGTCTGTGGGTGGTAAACCTGATCAACATCACATAGTAAAAGATGTGTTGCTCCTACTGCCATTGCTTTCTCCACGATGTTGTTGCGAAGTTCGTGTATCGGTCCGGTACTGTCCGCATAGACATAGGTAAAGTCCGGCTTCTCCATCTGGATAAAACTATGGAAAAAGCTCGACGGTACCCACGGGAAAGAAAGTGGGATTCCGATACATAAATGTTGATTACTCAGTCTCATCGTAATCCTTTCTTTTTGCTGTCTTCTGTTTAATCTCTACTTTTTCGGGTTTTCTTGCCACACAGCAGTTGTCGTTAAACGGAGGCACGGGGCTGATTATACAGTCGATAACCTCGAACCCTGCGCTTTCTACACATTCCGTCATTCTCTCCTTGGAGAAATTACCCACCCAGATCGGATAGTCATGTCTGGGACCTTCAGAGGGGACGATCATGCAGAGGATTCCTCCCGATTTAAGGACACGGAAGATAGAGGCCATCAGCTTTGGGATATCCGCCACATGCTCAAGCGTCTGACCCGAAATGACATAATCGACATCTGACAGTTCATCCCATTCCGGGGAGTCCATGATAACGTCAACATTGGGACCAAGAGTGTTATCCGCACCGATATACTTGGCCTCCGGGAATAAAGACTTGTAGGTTCCGTTGATATCGTAGGAACCAACGTCCACCACAGTTTCGGATTTGATCTTGTACTTTTCCACAAACTCTTTCATTATAACCATTGAATTGGGGTGCATTATGTCTCCTTTCTCGCCTTGGCGATAACATGTGTATGGATAATTTTCCATTGTGGGTCAGGTATGGTGTCCTCTATTTTCTCAATCTCAAAATCGGGAACCATTCCGTATAGACCCCGGTAGGCGGGGTCGCTGTAATACAACCAGCTATTTTTGTTCCAGAAACTACAATGACTGGGGTCCATAAAAGCCCCCCTGCCATCTGTCGAAGGAGTAAATGATTCAAAGATCCCTCCCGGTTTCAATACTCTCCATATGTCGGTGATAACCCCCACCACCTTCCCGATTGGACAATGTTCCAAAAAATCATAAGCCCGCACGCAATCAACCGAATTATCATCAAACGGCAACCCCTCTAAGATGTCACACACCAAGTCCGGGCTCACTTCTGGGCGGTTGTCGATGTTTATAAATCCTTCAAGTTTTCTAAACCCGCAACCCAGATTAATTTTAATCCCCTGAAGGTCAGTTTTTTCAACCTGCTGCTTAAAGATCTCTTCCCCCCACTTCTCGGCCAGGTGAAGGTCGTTGCGGTCACAGGTTCCTTTGTAATTCACCATTCCGGCATTCTCCATTCCTTTGAAGGTAACTGACCCGTAATGATGAACGTAGGTATCAAGGGCGATTCCTATCTTATGACCGTTCTTTTTGGCTTTAGCGCAGAAGTCCAACTCTTCCCCGGAACATGGCCATAACGATTCATCGAAAGGCCCGATCTCCTCCCAGAGCGACTTCTTAAACGCCATACAGAAACCGATTATCCAGTTGACTTCCCGATTCAATCCCTGGCAACTCCCTTCACCATGATTGGCATATGCCCATTTCTCGGCTTCTCGATTAAGCTCCTGCTCATCTTGATAGACGGGAATCGATACTCGCTGTAACCCGGCGCAATAATTGGTAACGGGTCCAACGATAGCATAGGAATAAAGGTGCTCCAGCAATAGTTCTGCCCAATTTTTCGTAACAATTACATCATTATTTAAAAGAACAATCACCTCACCCCTTGCGGCTTTTATCCCCTGATTCACCGCAACGGGGAAGCCGAGATTTGTTTCATTGCGGATAGCTTTATAGTCCACACCATCTATTTCAATTATGTCATCATTCACTTTGAAAAATGGCGGAGTTGATCCGTTGTCCACAAGAATGATCTCATAACCCTTTGTATTCTTCTTTATCGCTTCAAGGCACTCCAGCGTTATTTCATGCTGATTGAAAACGGGTATAATAATCGAGAAAACCTTTAGCTTTTCTTCCCATCTCTGGGGTTCAAAATAGTTAAATAATGCGAATAAATCCGGCCTGTATGCAATTTGCTCCCCTGATTCCTTATGGTGAATGGCCATTTCCCCATCCCCACAATGGTAATTTTCATTAAAAAGATGGTCCTTGAATATTTTCCCCTTCACAAAAGACTGCTGGCCACTGATTTCCCCCAAACACACTTTCTCGGGATTAGCAATAAGAGTCGTCGTCGGATAACGCCGGGTCGGGATTATATCATCCGGAATATTATTCCCTCTTTTCATGGAGATGATTACAATGTCCTCATCCATTTTTTTGATCTCGCCAAAGACTCCCGGTTCGTACATATCGTCGTCGTCAACACAAGCGTAGTAATCTTCGTCACTAAATGGATGGCCTGCAATAAACTTGTTTCTCTTGAAACACTCAATTCTCTCGGCTTGGCATTTAGAAGAATCAATGGGAATGATGAATGGTTCAATCCACGATTCATTAAAATCCGTCACCTCATCTTGAAACATGATTGGATGTAGGATTACATTCATTGGCCGGTAAGCATCAATGAGTTTATCCTTGTTCTCCTGCCGGTAAAACGGCATGACCAATCGAATCAGATTTATAATATTCTTGTTGTTCATTGCACAACAACCTCGGCTTCCTCAACACCCCTTTCCTCCGCCGTCACATCCCATTCTTCCATCGCCCGCAAAGCCTCATCGGGGGTGCGGTTATGCCCCTGCATGAAGTACCTTTCATTGCCAAATTCCATACTTACTTCTACCCATTGGTAGGCTATCCAGTCTTTTCTGGTGATTTCGCTTAACGGTTTTTCCATTTCGTTCCTTTCTCATGCCTTTGATAAACGAATCTCGAAATCCACGTGCCAACCTAAAAGTCCCGTCGAACCATCCGGTAGAGGTGTGGTCAGCTTCTCCGACATCGGAACTAAATTTTCCTCGCGCATCCAGACCAAAGTATAACCGGTAATATCAAGCGTCCCCTCGTCCAGCAAGGCAACCAAGTGATTATACATTGTGGTCATTATTGTGGTTCCTGCCGACTTAGCCGAATAGAGGGAGACCTGAAGTAATACATTTACGTATTGCTCCGTGAAGGTTTTCTCCTTCGGGGCAGATATGATAGAATACACGACGCGGGGATAGTCCGGGCTATCTGCTTCATCCAGGTGCACCCTCCCGGATACATCGTTGTACAAATCCGAATCGGTAAACTTATTTTTCAGGGCTTCCAGAAAGTTATTCATGCCACTTCCTTACAGGTCAAAAACAGAAATTGGTTTTTATCGTCCGGGTCAGCTGCGGTAATAGAAAATTTCCGCACGCCCCAGCTCAGTATCCAGTTTGTCTTTAAGACCGGGCGATACCAAATCCTGAACTTCTGGACCCTGACCACGTTGATGTAATCTCCTGTCGTCGTCTCAGTGGAAGAGGTCGTCCATGCCTGCGCGGGGATGTTGGAGCCTCCGGGGACGACGGAATACGTGGAGACGGGCGAACCCATTGCATCCAGCACCTTCGAGGGCGCAAGAAGTGAAATCCGTGCTCGCATGTCACCTATTCTGCTGCTCATGCCGTCATGCTCCTTACCGATTCGGACTAAACCCCGTGAAATGAGTTACCATCGCTGCTGGATTCCCCCGTCTATCTGCTTGACTGCCCTATCGTGAGTCTTCTGATAATAAGCATCACGAATATTTGCTTCTTCAATTTCAGCAGGACTGGGATCCCAGTCCGTACCATTATCCCAAATCCATTGCCCGAGTGTTGAGTTCCATTGCATCTTTTTTCTCCTTTCTCGACTACTCATAAGAAATCCTTGTCTGCCCTGCAATACGGGCCGATAATTTCCTTCAGGCATTGCTGGCAGAAATCAGCCGCCACTCTTGATTCGTCCCCGAACACGGAGGCATATCCTCCGGTGAAACGGACATGATAGACCTCTTGATATTCCATTGCGGCATGGGGGGTTATTTCCTTCCCGCACTTATCGCAAGTGATGGCGACCACTTCTGTTCTTGGAACATTAAGAATCACCGTCTTAATCATAAGAAATCACAATCGTAGAGCCTGCCAATGTTGTTGCACAAACGCAAATACGTTTTATCCGAAACCACCGTCTGCCCCACCACATCATCCCCTCTGTTCGCAAAAAGGTTGACGCATCTCGCTTTTATTGCTTGCCTTGCCTGAATCGGGACATCGCTTGCATTACTCCCGTAACCGCATACGAAACGAATAGTTATCGGATTATGGGGGTAGAGCGTGCCTGAAGGCCACGAGCCTCCGTACAAAAGTCCGACAAATCCGCACTGATCTCCGTTAGGCACCACGACATAATCCGTATCTTCAACGAGAGTCGCTTCGGTTCCGGCAGAATTGGTCCACTTCACGGATGTCACGCTCTGGAGGTTTCCCCACGGAATCTTAATCTTGTCCCCGGAAGGCCAGGACTTCGGGCAGTAATCCCAGGTTTGAGTGATGAGTTTCCTTGAAGTGTCATTCTCAACATCCTTTCGGGCCGTCTCAATCAGATCGTCTAAGAAGTCATCAGAACTTAACTCCGGTTCCCAGACCATAATTGAAGTCCCGAACTGGCACGTATCTTTAAGAACCTCGGCAACGGTTCTAATATATTGCTTCGTTCCTGTATAGGCTTTCTCCTGGATGACAGTCTCGTTGGCTATCGTGACCCGTGTAAACGCTCCTGTTGCCCAATCAGTATAGGGGCCGGTAGAGACATCAGCTTCCTGAATCTTGCAGTCCACGGTCCCGTCAGTACCGTTATCTACCGGGATTAGATAGACCACTGCGGTGTAGCCTAAGACATCGATCCCCGTCCCTAAAGACACGAAGGTGGGCTTGGTTGCACCTTGATCTGCCAACTTGCCCGGTACCCCCGTTACCCCGACAATCTCGCCTAAAGTGTAGGTGCCCGACCTGCTATTGACGGTGAAAGTTTTTGTGGTTATAACCGTAGCAACTACGCAAGTCTTGAGACTTGATTGGCCCGTAATCGTATCCCCTACCACCCATGCCGTTGCCGGTGCTACGTCAAGGGTCATAAGTTCACCGTCAGCAGGATAGCTCTTAGAGGATAAACTTACGTACATGGTTGAATCGGAAGCCATTGTTCCCGAAGAGATTCCAAGCTGCGTTTCGAGCTCAGACTTCTCGATCGGTTCTATTGTCGGCACAAGATATAGCTTTACGTTCATTTTACGATCCCCAATGATTCCAAATCCCTTTTAAGTAACACCAAGACCACCAGATACATACTACAAACACACCCCATTGATCTGAATTATAAGAGGCATAAAGCCAAAAAGGTTCCGAAGCAAGACCCACGACATATCCCCATCTCCTAACTGAACTCCGCTTCTTAGCCAAAAGCCAGATAGCTACGCAGGATAAAATCAGTATCGAGATTTGGCAGAAGTCCATTATTTCACCAACTTGGTTGCAAATCCAAAACTAAGAGCTTCGGCCCCGGACATCCACCATTCTTGCTTGCGGCCAGACACCTTGTTATCGATTTCGGTCTTGGTCAGCTTGCAGCGTGTCGCAAGGTATCGGTGAAGATGGTTCTGGAGTCCACGGAGGACCGCAGCTTCGTTTTCCTTATCGGAAATACTTTGGACCGAAAATCCAAAACCGCCACTTTGAATTTCATGCCACATTAAAGCAGCGTATTCTTCAACAATTCTCTCATCCCCAACTGTAAAAATAAGGAATCCGGCAGAAAAAGCCATTCCGTTTACCTTAGTGACTACATAACCACCCCTCGCCTGCCAATCCTTGATTATTCCAAGAATTCTTGTAGCATCGAAAAGAGAGCCTCCGGGAGAATGGATCTCTATAACAGCCTTTTTGATTGAATGGCCGTCGAGATAGTCAAGGAACATCTTAATCTGATCAGCGTCAACGTGTGTCATGAGGTAATGCCCAACCGGCATTTCACCCTCTATGACTATTTTCATCCCAGGAAACGGATAGACTAGTCTCGCGTCTGGATTAGCCTCCCGAATAGCGAAGCTCGGAACCACATGACAAGTCAGACATTCCTTCACCATAAGGGTTTTGGGGCATGGCTTGACAAAAACAGGGGGTTCCGCCGCCCACCCATTAACCGCAAACAACAAACCGACTATAACCAGGATTCGTTTCATTTGCCTTTCCTCTTTTTTCTTTTCTGCCTTTTAACTCTTTTCGCTTCCTCTCGTAACTTAGCCCCGGTAGATTTCATTAAGTGCCCGCTCTGATCCCCAATGCCGCCGCAGCCCCGCCAATCACCCCCCCCGCAAAACTGAAGCATTTATCGATAATTGGTCTCTTTTCAAGTTTCTGCAAGCGGAGGTCGATGCTTTTCATCGTCTGATACATGAGTTTATCCCTCTTCTCCGGAGGGGTGCTTTCCCAATCATGTTCATCAATAATTATGAATCCGTTTGTCATGGCCTCCTCCTTATGCGTTCAGGTAGTATCCGCCAGCCACAAGAGGCCGCCACAATACGGTAATGTCTGCAACCTTGCCTGTTCCCGCCGTCGCCCCGCCAACGGTAAGCTGGACTTTCTTAGTCGCTGCTGAGACCCTCGGCCCCCGGAAAACATGATAGAAATTTCCCGTTAAAAGGGCTTTCGCACCCGCCGCCGCAGAGAGGATTTCAATTGGAGCCGCATCGTCGGTTTGAACCGTGATTCCGGTGAAGGTCGCAACCGCCGAGAGGTCATCAGGGACATGGACGATCACCGCGTCAATGAAAAGATTTTGAGTCGTGGCGGTCATAACGTCATAAGTAGCAGTAACCTGATCCAGGGAGATTTGCTTATAATTAACAGTCGATTCCGGCATGAAGGACTTGGGAACCCAAGCGTAACCGTTGAAGATCCACATGAAGCCGGTGTTCTGCTCGTAGCAAGTCGCCCCGAGGTTGATACTGGTGGTCGATTTTGTATCCGTGGAGCTGCACAGATACCTGTTGTCTGATAATCTTTGGAATGCCATGTTGTATCCCTCCATTTTTCGGGATCAAAGGTGGGGGCCAACCGCTCCCCCACCCGAGAAGGGGTTAAGTTACTTTTTCAACAAAAAGCTCGTAAACCCGATAATGTTGATCTT